ATTAGTGCTGGTGATAGAGCCGTAAGAGATATATTCGGTAGTGGCGATACAAAAGACAGTGCAGGCATTCAGCGTTCTAGGAATGCATGGGTTCAATTGTTTGTACCTTTTTATTCCTATGCGAATACTTTGTATAACATTCTTGCTGAGGGGTATTATGGATTAAAAGACCAAAGAAACTACGGACAATTTGTACGCATGCTATGGGGTACAATTGTTATACCAGCATTAGGTATGATGGCATATAAGGCTATGACAAATGGAGATGATGATAGTCCAGAGGATTTAGTCAAATCGTTTATTGAAGAGTTAGCATCTCAATCTATTATGGGTGTACCACTTGTACGTGATGTTGCTAATATGACAATGCGTAACATATTAGGTGAAAAGTCATTTGGTAAAACTAATTCTGTTATAGCTACTTCTATTATGGATAAGTTACAAGATATGTACACTGCTATAACTTCTAAAAATAAAGATGCAACAGATGTAGGTAGAAGCCTATCACAAGTATCAAACCGCATCATAGGTTTTAGTGATACCATTACCGATGGATTGTGGACATTATCTAAATTCGCATTAACCGATACAGATGCAAAACTAGAGGATGTTATCATGTCTATCATTTTAGATAAAAAGCTAAAAGATAAAAAATCCAAAAAGAAAGACAAACATTAATAAATAAGGACTACTCAATTATGGGTAGTCCTGTTTAATTAGAAAGGGGAACAAATATGATACCAGAGGTCAATAAACCTAGTGTAGTTTATCAATGTGATGGAGTTAACAAAAAATGGATATGGCCGTATGATTTTTACATGATTGAAGATGTAGCCTTAATCATGGTGGATGCAGACGGCACAGAAAGCGTACAAACAGGCAATATCGATTATGACAAAGAAAACAAAACTTTAACGTATCCTGCTGATGGTGATCCATTAGATAATACGCACAAGATTATTCTTGAACGTAGAACACCAATTAAACAAGATACAGATTTACCTGATGAGTACCCTTTCCAAAATATTGAACACATGACAGATAAGGTAACATTAATTTTGCAAGAAATGCAGGAGAAAATGAATAGAGCCTTATTAATCCGTGTGGGTAGCGATGAGGATGCAACTACAGTTGCACGTAAGATTGTAGATACATCGACAAAGGCAGCAAATGATGCGATTGATGCGTATACAAAAATCAAAGCAGAAAGCGATGCTATCAATGCTAATGCAGAAACGATAAAAACGCTAGGCGGTGAAATCACAGAATTAAGCCGTACAGTTGATGATAAACTAGCGACTAGCAATACCGCACTTGATACATCAAGTGCTAATGTAACGAAAGCGGCAAAGTTAGTAGCAGATGCGAAAGCATACGCAGGACAAACCACAGTTGATAAGCGTGATATTAATGAGTTAGTTAGTCAAGCACGAACACTCAAAACAGATATTGATAATAAACAAACATCAATCTCGAGTAACGCTATTAAAGCAGCTGATGCGGCGAAACGTGCAGAAGTCGCAGCAAGTAAAGCGGAACAAATCGCCTTGCCTAATGGCGGTGGTTTAATCACAAAAACCGAAGCCGATACAAAATTTGTACCTAAAGACAGTTTGTACGGCATTGTATCTGTTAAAGACTTTGGAGCAGTTGGCGATGGTGTAGCAGATGATACGGCAGCGTTTAAACGTGCTAACGATAATTTGAAAAACAAAATATTATTAATTCCTAATGGTATATACAAAGTAAATGAGCATGTTTCATTTGATACAGTTGATAGTGTTATGGATATGGGTACATACAGCAATATTAAGCCGTTCTACCCTACTGAAACACCAATGCTTAAAGGTGCATCAAATATTGCGTTTGTGAAAAACATCCAATATGGCGATGAGGTCAACCAATGTCAAGGCTTTACCTACAACGATAAAAAGAATGTGTTTGTGTTAGCTTGTATCAATGGCGATGGCACAAAGCAAAATATATATGAACTCAATCCAGATACATTTGAAATCGTAGGCACGTATAAGTTTAGCGACCAAGAACGAATGGGCCACTGTAACACTATGTGCTACAACAAAAACACGAACAAAATTTATCTTGCTAATGGTTTGAAGAATGGGAATAACTTATCTGTATTTAATGCGGATACTATGACATTTGAAAAGACTATTACATTGAATGAACGTGTATTTAATATTGGATATGATCCTATCACACGAACTTATGTAAGTATCGTACCAATTAGCGGTCAACAACGATTACGTGAAGTCAACTTGTACAATGATGATTTCCAAAAAATGAAAACCTATCAAATTGATTACCAATATGATGACTTTAACAACAATGGTGCATTAATGCTTAACGGATGCATCATGAGTGCAACGCTCGGTAGTTTGGTAGAATGTACACCATTTGGCACAGTTAAACAGATTATTGAAATCAATAGAACTACCGAAATTGAAGATATAGCATACTGTAACGGCAAATTCTATTTTGCGGTGTTAACAGAAAAACCTAGTAAACGGCATCAAGTCGATATTTATGTAGGTAATCCAAACCGAGATTATCAGAACTCAATTAACACTGCTAGACTTGCGACACTAGATTATTTAAAACTCACAGGCGGTAATGTAAGCGGTTCTATCGTGCTTAATAACAATACATTGTTAGAGGGTAAAAAAACCGATGGACATGGTGTGCGTATTGGTAAAGTATCTACAGCTGATGCGGTGGAATTGGGAGACCCTACTGTTCCTGTATATTTGACAGGTACTACATTAAAACACTATGACGGCACAGATAGTAGCACAGTATTAACTACCAAACATTATGACACCGCCATTTATAGCAAAACCAAAGCTGATGAAGTGTTTGTTAAAAAAGGTGATGCAGGTTCGTTTGGTTTTCCATATTCTAAATTAGATACCGCAACAGACTGGAACACACTCACAACGCAAGGGTGCTATGAAATTAATTTTGATGGTGGTGCTAACAATCCGCCACGTTCACATAAACAAGGTATGTTAATTGTATTTAACTTTGGAGAGGGCAAATTAATCGACCACACGTTACATACGTTAAATGGTGAAACCTATCATCGTACTTTTATGGCTAACAAATGGGGTAGCTGGGGAAGAGTACAAACATCGTTGAATAGTAAGTTGCAGTTGTGGAGCGCTAAAGGAACAGTAGAGGTAGGGGTTAATGGCTAAACAATTGATACTCGGAACTGATAGAATTGATTTAACAGAAAGCCTTAATGTGGCAGGTGATAAAAATATAGAAATTAAAGCCGATGGTAAAAAATATTACGCTACACTATGGGAGAAAGGCAAAAGTGTTGTTAATGCTATTAGTATCGGTTTAGTAAAAATAGGCACTAATAAATACGGGATATTAACATCGCCAGTTAGAGGACAACAAGAATTGCATCAGTTTTTTCCTGTTTTTAACGGCAGTACAACTCAAGAACGCAAAACATTATTTTTACCAAAAGGAAAATATGATTTGTTTTTTGGTACTTATGTTGGCCGTGGCGGTTCTGATAAAACAGGGTTTAATGTGTTAGATGATCAAGGGGAGTTTGTAACTGTAATTGTAGATTTAGAACGCAATGTAAAAGCAACGTTTACTGTAATAGGGAATAATTCACGGATAACACGAGATAAAAGCTTTGACGGAAATCCGCCAAATATTTCCGTAAGTTTTGTGTTATCAGAAAGAGATGAGGGAGACGAATAGTGGTAGAAATCTTTATTCCAATATTTAACGAGGTGTTTAATGTGAGTGAAGCGGTACGCATATCATTGGCTATATTCACAACAGTTATTCTTGTGTTTATAGATACAATATTACGAGTGTTGGTTGAAGCTAGAAATTACAACCTAGCAACAAAGAGAGAAGTTACAATCAAAAATACTATACTAGCTATTCTATGGCGAGGTTGGGCGGTAGTAGAGGTTGATGGAAAACCTAAGCGATTTTTAGTGAGTGGTAAGCTACGAGCGGATATGACTAAGAAATTAGTCAAATCCTATCCGTGGCTTTTTTTATTGGCATTCATTCTATTAACATTGCCTGATGTAGTAGTACCTGTATTAGGCCGTGTGGATGTATTCCTATGTACATTGTTGTACTTGATACCTATATTTATTGAATTGGCAAGTTGTGTAGAAAACATGATAGAACTCGAATTAGTAGAAACGAGGTGGTTCAAACGTGCGATAGGGCTATTTAAACAAGTGATTGATTTCGTTAAATCGGTAAAGGAAGCGATTAAATGAAGATTAACTATGAGGACACTATAACCTTAGTGGCACTAGCAGCTGCACTAATCATGACTATTTATCTTGAACAAAAAGACTTGGCAAGCGTAATAGTCGGTGTGTTAGGCGGTTATATTGGTGGTGCTACTGGTAGTGTTAAGCGTTCCCAATATACGAAAGAACAAGAAGTAAAAAAGGAAGATACTGGGTGCTAATATCAGCACCCTCTTTTAGTAAAGGAGATATGAATATGAAAGTTGGTAAATATTTTGATGAAAGCGAATTTGCGTGTAAATGTGGCAATCACGGATTTCATGATGATGGCACACCTTGCCTAGATCATGTGATTGATAAACGATTGGTGGATTTGCTAGATGCAATTCGTGAACGCTTGGGTGTTCCTGTATATATTTTGAGTGGTTATCGTTGCCCTACCCATAATGCAGAAGTAGGTGGTGTATCTAACTCTCAACACGTTCTGGGTACGGCAGCAGATATTACATACGATGGAATTGATGTAGATTATCTAGCTAATTTAGCAGAAGAATGTGCAAGCGAAGTATTAGGCGAAGGAATTGGCATTGGCAGATATTACTATCAGGATTTTGTGCATGTAGACGTACGTGGCTATGATGCACGATGGAACGATTTAGACCAAATTTAATTAAACGAGGTGTAAGCCATGTTAATTAGTAAGTTGGTACAAACTATCAAGGAACACTACAAAATAACCGTAGCGATTGTCCTATGCGTTTTTATCGCTATTGTAGGGGTATGGATATATCATCACAAACAAAAGCAATTAGAAAAGCCAGTTGTAATTACACAACAACAAGCTAAAGCACCTAAAGAATTGTCAAAAGCAATTCATATTACCGAACAAGAAGCACAGGAAGTTATTTCCAAAAAGGAAAGTACTCAACCAGTAGCGACATATTACACACAAGCACCTACTGTAGAAAAGGCTGCAGAAAAGGTTAAACAGGATATTGCACATAGTAATCCTAATGTACCTAAAGCTGTTACTGAAAAATCAGATAGAACCGCAGTAGTTGCTAACACCGATGAACAGAAAGTTGATGTATACAAAATCAATCTAAACAAAGGACACAAGATAAAAGCTGGTGTTACTTTGATAGATAATAAAGCCTATGAAACCATAGGCTATCAAGCAGGTAAATTTGAAGTGTTAACACATTTCAATGGACAACATTTAGAGGGCGGTAGCGCACTTTACACAGTAAAGGAATGGTGATCTAAATATCTCCGAGTTGCACGGATTGCAACAATCAACTGTTAATTGACAGTTGGAAAGTATTACTTTATAACTGAAAGGAATAACACAATGGCACAAGTATTTACATTTAACGGAAAAACACATCAATTCGCAGAAGATATTCAACCAAACAAAGAGGGGTTATATATGGCTACCTTGAAAGATGGTGATAATGTAACGTGTGAAATGTGGTTTGTAAACGGCGAACTACACCGATTAATTGAATTAGACTAAACGTATTAGAGGGTAGCTTAATCGCTACCCTCT